AAGAAGAAAGGATGCGCCTCTGCACCCTTCAAGGAATACCAAGATATTGTTGAACTTTAAAAAACAAGAGTAATGGAAGAACAGAAACAAGTAACCGAGTTACAGATTATCCAAGCAAAGCAAGCAGCAGAGTTTGCAATGACACCAGTAGGTCAGACTGTGAAACAATTTGAAATTATGCAGCGTATGGCTAACATGTACACAACAAGCACCATCGTGCCTGACACTTACAAAGGCAACGTAGGCAACTGTGTAATAGCTTTAGATATGGCTATGAGAATGGGCTGTAATCCTCTTATGTGTATGCAGAACCTTTATATCGTGCATGGCAACCCTGCTTTCAGTAGCAAGTTTCTGATTGCCACTATTAACGCGAGTGGTCGTTTCTCCCCACTCCGTTATGAGTTTAAAGGAGAAGAAGGTACGCTGGAGTACGGATGCCGCTGCATTGCTTACGAGTCGTCCGACAAAGACCACAAGGAGCCGCTTCATGGTGACTGGATTACCATGGGGATGGCTGAAAAAGAAGGCTGGACCAAGAAGAACGGTTCCAAATGGCAGTCAATGCCAAGCCAGATGCTCCGTTATCGTGCGGCCGCTTTCTGGCAGCGTGTTTATTGCCCGGAAATCTCGATGGGATTAATCACCAAAGAAGAAGCCGATGATATTCAGGATGCAGAATATGAAGAAATCCAGGATAAAGGCACGAAAGACAAACTTGCCGAGATTGCTGCAAAAGCCGCAGGTGTCAAAGAGCAGCCCCAACCGGAGCAATCCGCAAACCAAACTCAAGATTACGCGAATAATAAACCTGCTCGAAAGTCATTATTATAATGGAAGTACAACATTCTATAGAATGGTTCCGCAAGCGGCTCGGTAATTTTACCGGGTCGCAGGTCGGATTGCTAATGAAAAAAGGAAGAACTGATTATTTCTCCGATACAGCCAAAACTTATATTTATCAAGTTGCATCAGAAAGGGATATGAATCCTGAAATTGTTAATGATGATGTCGAGTTTGAGAAATATTTGCATCAGGTCTGTATTAATACCAAATCCATGCAATGGGGAACAGATCAGGAAGAAAATGCCAGAGAACTATATGAGAGAATCACAGGTCGACATATTGTTGAAACAGGGTCATGTAAGCATCCTACTGTAGAGCATTTCGCAAGTAGCCCTGATGGTTATTATTATGATGAAGAAACCGGTGAAAAAGGCTGTTTGGAAATCAAATGCCCGATTCAAAGTACTTTCATGAAATATAGAAGTGAAATATACGACAATAAATCGCTGCTTGATACCAAATTTGAATATTTCTACCAATGTATGGCTCACATGATGTGTACTGGTGCGCAATGGACTGATTTTGTTGTTTACAATCCTTTCCAAAATACTCCTATTCATATTGTAAGAATATTACCGGATGAAGCGGTATTTGCAGAAATGGAGAAGCGCATCCGTGTGGCTGATGATATTGTCAAAGAACTGATTGATGTAGAATGATGAAACCGGATATTATAATCAAACAACTTGATAACGGATGTTTTGACCTACACGTTGATGATAAAAGTACAGGTCAATTATCGTTTGATGAAATGCTTGGGGTTGTTGCACAACTGACTGTACCCGAAAATAAAAGATGCCTTCAGTGGCTAAAAACTAAAGAACAACACGAATCTTTTCTTCAGTGGTTAAAAACTAAGGAATAATACGAGTCTTTTAGGAATAAGAACTTAAAAATGATGGAACAATGGACACACAGATAGCAATCCAGGAAAGCGATCTTGAACTGGTCGTCAGTGAAAAGACGTTAGGTAGTCTTACTACCAACGCAATTCAAATCAGAGATATGGTAAAAGCCGCTTTGCCAATGTATGATATTTACAATTATAACGATGAGAATATCGACCAAGCGAAGAAAGACAAGGCAGCTCTCAACAAGGCGGCAAAAGCACTCAATGCCAAACGTCTTGAAATTGAAAAGGAGTTTATGAAACCTTTTGGAGAATTCAAGGAAATAGTAAATGAAACAGTAAGGCTTATCGGCGAATGCTCTGCCAAGATTGATATGGTAGTCAAGCAGAACGAGCAACAGTACAAAGACAAGAAACTGACTGACATTCGCACCTACTTTGACGGAATGAATGCAAACCTTGTTGACTTCAAAAAGGTCTTCAAAGACGCATGGTTGAATAAGACTGTAAGTATGAAAGCTGTATGTACTGATATAGACCTTATCCTAAAGAGAATAGACCAAGATGTTGAAACATTGAGAACGTTCGGTGTTGATTTCGATGTCCTTCGTACCTATTACATGGATACGCTCAATATCGCATCTACCATCCAGTATGCCAACCGTCTGAAGGAGCAGCGTGAGCGTGCCAAAGCAGCAGAAGAAGCGCGCATCAAGGCAGAGCAGGAAAAAAAGGCTGCTGAAGAAGCGCAGATGAAAGAGGAAGCGGAACGAGCCAAGCAGAATTCAGTCAATCCATTTGCAAGAGCCAGACAGCATGTCACTAATGAATCACCTGCCTTTGTCGAGCAAGCCAAAGCCCTGGAACCGGAGCTTCTGACGAGAACTTTTACTGTTACCACAACTCGTGAAAATATAATCGCTCTTGGCGACTTCATGAATGATAATAATATTGATTTCGACAAGATTGAACTTGCAGATACCCTATGCAATACAGATTTGAATTCTATTGTCAGAATGCTCGAATATAGTGCAAATCTGATAGACAAGACCGCTACCAAACCTTGCGAAGCAGATAAGGCAAGGCAATTCAGAAACATGATAAAGAAAATTCAAAAGAAAATAGAACAATGAAAATTACAATCAGCAAACCAACCGAGTTTGAAGCGGTCTACCTGAAAGTGGATGCAGGTGTACGCTATTGGGAAGACGCAGAAGTAAACGGAGTTAGTGATTCTGAAAATCCGCCAACTATTCCTTGTGCTGAATTTATCCATGCCGATAATGAATACCGCTGGCGACCTATTATCGACATCAACAATGGAGTTATCACTAATTGGAAAAAAGGTTTTACCGCACAAGTTCACTATAAGGTATGTGATGATGGCATTTATACAGTTACGGATAAAGATGACAACATCATTGTTGAGCATGAGGGTTACGTTCCATCCATCATGTGCCCGGAAGATGAAGGATATGGCGACTACATCATTATGAATATTGACGAAAATGGATTTATTCAAGGATGGAAAAAAGAATTGATTAGTAGAATTATAAAAGAGCTGGAGGATTAAATGAAAACATTATTTAAAATGGACTTCGATTGCGGAAGGATGGGCAATCTTGAAGGAGTATTTATTGCAGATACAGAAGATGTCGAATACTTAGTGAATAACAAAATCAGTGTTTACTTCGGTGAAGTACTTGGCAAACACTCTGAAATATCCGGGTGTGTGGCTGAAAGTGAAATCAAACAAATAACCACCGATGAAAATGTAATCAATATAGTTGAAGAATATGGGCTCAACAGTGGGTATAATCCATTTGAATACACTCTTTGTACATCAGAAACGGAAAATATACCAGACAACGGAGTTGATTGGGATGATTGTACTGTACAAGAATACATAGACTTTATGAGGAAAGGTATAATACCCCAATATTACGAGAAAGATTATAAAGAATGGCTAAGTAGCCAAAAGGAGGATTAAATCATGCAAGACTATATTTCAGATTGGTTCATACCGATGGATTTCGGTAATGATATGCCGGAGGAAGAATCGGACGGTGAGGATAATTTTAGATTCATTTCTTTATAAACTTTATGCCTTCCCGGTCTGTGAAGATAGGGCGGCAAATGGGAGGTTGGCGGAAATGGCAGACGCTAATCAAGATGTAAGGTGCAAAATTCTAGGATAACCGTTAATATCCAAGCCGGTAACCTACGAGACATCTTAGGGGAGCTGACTTGAAATCAGTGAACTGCAAAAATACCACTCATGCAGGTTCGAATCCTGCACCTCCCACTATAAATGAATAAACGTTGAATATAAAACTTTAAAAGAATTAATTATGATGCATACTTGGTTTGAATGCAAAATCCGTTATGAAAAAACAATGGAAAACGGAATGAACAAAAAAGTTACCGAACCTTATCTGGTAGACGCACTC